CCTCCCCCTTTTCCCTACCCGACTCTGTTCTGGTGCTGGTGCTTGTACTGCTACTTTAACGGCTGAGTTATTTCCGCCAGCGTTAGCAAAAGTCTGGTTAAAACCAAGCGATTGAGTAGCTACGATAACTCGGCGCTGAGCACCAACTTCGTAGTCCTGCTCAACCCGCACTCCGCGAAGAGTAGGCATCAAGAAGTTACGAGTATTAACAACGTAAGCTGAAACATCTCCAGTTGCGCCAGTAAAGGCAGGCATCTCAGCCGATACTACTACAGGCGAGCCGTAGATCATACCTACTTGACCTTTGATTTTTGTAGCTTGATCGCCTACATCAGTGATGTCTGCAAAACCATCGTCTTCAATCAAAGCGTAGTATTGTGCGTTATTGACGATGTATGCAACATCACCAGGCTCAATACCATACTTGCCCATAGTACCCCGAGCAGCCATTAACTGAGCTGCAGTAGCTTCAGCTGTATTACCTGCGCCTGAAAGACCCCCAACACCTGCGCTTGCGATACTACCGTTGCCTAAGCCAGCATAGCCAGTGCCTGAAGCAGCGCCTTGAGCGCCTAAGATGTTGCGTTCAACTGTACGTGCGTGAGCGCGTGCAACACCATCCACCAACATTGGAAGTAAAGGAATCAATACTGCTTCGTCTACGTCGTTTTGTATGAAGGATTGGCTAATCAAACGGTAAGCTACAAGCTCAATTTCCTCAGGAGTCATTGCGGTGCCATTGTTGGTCAAGTTACCGTCTTCAGCAGCATTAACTCCCCAAACTGCAAGATTTACATCTGGCTGCAAAGGTAAAGTAGTACGAGCTGAGTTAACAGGTACTTTACGGAAAAGATCAGCTACACGAGTGTACTGAGTAATTTCTTTTTCGATAAAGCTAGCTAGCTCTACATCAATCCCGTCAGCAGAACCGGAATAAGTGATGCCAGCTTTTTCTTGTATGTCGCGAGCAAAGTCAGTATTCCAACCTTTACCAGTTGCTAAACCTAGCAAATGAGCGTGGAAGAGTTTTTCGCTGTGTTGCTTAAGATCACCTTTAGCAACGCCGCTGCGATCGGTAAAAGTAGCTTTGCTGTTACGCATTGCTTCTAGCTCGTCCGCTTTCTCTTTGAGTTCAGCTTCGTATTTCTTAGCAATTTCTGCTACGTCTGCGTCTTTAGCAGCTGCAAACTCTTTTTCTAAATCAGCTTGAAGACGCTCAGCGCCAGTTTCAATACCTGATTTAATTGTAGTTTTAACTTGCTCGTCTTGAGCAACTTTTTCTGCAGCTTCAGCCTGAGCTTTTTCTGTTTCAGCTTTTTCAGCTGCTTTTTGTTCGGCTTGCTTCATTGCAATTTTAGTCGCTGTTTCTTCAGCTACTTTCTTTGCGAAAGCTTCCAAATCGATGTTGTTATCATCCATTGTATTCTCCTGAGTTTTTCCGCTGTTAGCGGTCTTTTCCAGTGCTTCTCTAGCTACGTTAGAAACGTTTGCTTCTTCCTTAGCCAGAGACTGACTGGCTAGATCTGCACGATTAGTGAAAGTTTTTTTGAATTCTTTGTACTCTGTCTCAGAGTCAAAAGACTTCGCTAAAGAAAAAGTAGCTGCTTGATTGCAAGGCACGGAAACAACCGAGACCTCGAACAGTTCAGCATCCTTAATCATCAATCCGTCAGTTTCTTTTATATAATCAGCATCCTTGATTCTGAAACCAACGGAAAAGGCTCCAAGAACACCGTCTTTAACTAGCTCACAAACTGCTGCAGGCGCGGACTTACTGATCTTTGCTTCCAGCTCTAGTCCTCGCTCTGTTATTTTTAAGCCTGTAGCACGCCCGATAGGTTTATCGTAGTCGTGATTGAATAAAATTACAGGATTATTCTTAAAGCTTTCTAGGCCTCCTTTCGCCCAAGCTTCGGCTGCTATTACGTCGCCTGCTCGGTCTGAATGGTCTGTACTTGCCATACCTCGAATCATCACGCTACCATCATCATTCTCGTGTGATTTGAACGTTGAAGTTACATTGAAGATTTTATTCATGGTTTCTTAAAGAAAGGCTTATTGGGCTTCTCTTTGCTCTTAGGCTTAGCTTCGACAATCACCTCCTCGGTCTTAGCTTTTGGGGCTGCTTTTGGTGCTGCAGTTGTGGTAAAGTTAGGGTACGCCCGATTAAAGGCAGAAAGCATTTTGGAATTAGTACTAAACAGATTTCGTACTCCGATACCTGCTACAGGTTTATCTACAGCAGCCGCATACTCTTCGGCTGAGTATACTCTACCCTTCTCCTTGAAGAACACCTCTAGCTTAGCTAGCGCGGCCTTTCGTTTTCGTTTAATCATTATTCTTCTCCTTCTTCTTCTGCTGGCGGTCTACCGCCTTCATCTGGCTGGGTTGCAGACCCCGCTATGTTTTGAGGTACGCGTATGTGGTCGCAATCTTCTCCGAGCACTTCGTACCCTAAACCTTTTCGAGCTTCGTCAGGTGTAACAATACCTCCGTTTACTAACGAGACGTAATAAGCCGAGAGTTCTCTAAGTTCAGGCTGTAAAGCCGTAACTTTTGTAGAGTCCTCTCGAACTTCAAAACCAAAGTAACGCTCTAGTGCGAAGTTGAGTTGAGTAACTATAGGGATAATGGTTTCTAAATAGTACATTCGTAGATTCGGTCTAATATTAGCATTATTACCAGAGTCTAGTAGAATACTAGGTACGCCTATAGCCTTCAATACAGTAGTCTCATAAGAGCTTACGGAGGCTTGGAAGTCTAAATCTTTAAAGCTAACTTTACTTAAATCAGCAATATCCATGTCGCCATCTAGTATTAAGGGGCGCCTTCCCCCATTAGAAGGGTTATACTTTTGTGCCCAGCTTTCCATCATTCTGTCTTTTATTTTTGTAGAAAGCGTGTGAGGGCTTTTAATTATAAGTCCTGGGATAGCTCCATTCTTAAAGAAGTTATCTTGAAAGTCTCGCATTCGCTTTAGTAGCGCCATTGAGCGGCTAGCGGGCTTTAATCTTGATAAGCCTCTAGAGACTGAATCGAAAGAGTTATCTTTAATGTGTATTATTTCGGAAGGAGAGAACTTAGTGTCATTAAATTCATAGTGCTCAACAGGCTTTTTTATACCTTTTACAATTATCATTTTATTAGCGGGAATGTGGTACAAATGTGCCCCGTCAAAGTATATAAATATGTTTCCGTCTAGAATGTAGTCGGTTACAAGATTGCGCTTAAACTTACTAATATCTTCGTATGGGTTTGGCTCTACGGTCAATAGCTTATCTACTTTTGACCGTCTAACACCTGAAACGACCCCCGCATGTTTAGTTGCATGACCTACAAGTGTAGGAATAGCAGCGGCATCGTTTATAACCATATTTACGCCTCGGTTAACGATCTCTAAGTTCTCGTAGTACCAAGTATGGTTGTGAACTTCTCTACTCGGCTCGTGTCCGATGTCGTAGCGCTGCACAGGATTTATTTTTTCCTCTGCGTCTACGTTAGATGTAAAAAAGTTATACCAAGCCATGTTTTTCTCTCTGAATCTGAACCCACCGCGCCTGCTTATTTGCAGTTGCTAGACTAGGATCTTTTCCGTAAATTGAATGAAGCTGTAAATGGTGGCGGTGGCATAAAGTAACAGTATCATCGTAAATTTCTTTACCATGATCGTCAATAAATTCGTCACGCCACTCTAAGACTAGATACTCCTCTAAGTTGTTCTGTTTCATATACTTACGCATTAAAAGCGTCATAGTATAATAGTGGTGAAAGTCTAGTTTTGTAGTCTCGCCGCAGATTTGACACTCTGGACCTTTAATGTACCCTGACTTGGCTTTATCTCGTATATACTTGACGCAGTCCCTTTTCAGTTCCATTTCTTAGTTTCCTCAGTTATTAAATATTATATCTTGGTAAGGGTCAAATGTCAAACACTATTTTTCCCACCCGGTTAAAAAGTACCTCCCTCCACTTGAAAGGAGTACATAGCGTATCTTATAGAATCCGCCATGTGGCAGTATTCATTGTGCACAGGTTTCTCTGTAATAAGGTTGGGGTTGGGATCCCATTGGTAAGCATCAAGAGAGGCGAGAGCGTGGTGACAGTTCTGGTCTACTACAAGTCTATTATTATCCACTAGAGAAGCTACAAAACCTATTCCATCTTTCACCGACTTCTTCGCATTTATAGTAGGAATATCGTACAACTCTGAAAAGTCAAAGCGAGTCTGGGCTGCTGCGGAGTCTATAAAAATAAAATCAATTTCGTACTTATCCATACGTTTCTGTATTTCTTCCGCATGCCCTGCAGTAGTACGTTCACTATTTAAATATTCGTCTAGTAAGTAGTAGGTTTGGGTGTCCCAGTCATATGCGACTACACACAGGGCGCAAGGATCTCGGAAGCCTACGTCCAACCCCGCGATAATGTCCATCTTGCTTGTATCAAGCTCTCCGAGGTTCTTCACTTGCGTTTCAAAGTTAAAGTTCCATATCTGGCCTTCAAAACTGTTGAAAGAAGCTTCGTACTCCTGAGCGAACTCAGCTTTTGACATCCCTTTTTTAGCTTCGTCAATATCTCGTTGCTCCATACGAGGGTTGTCGCGATAGGTAGCATGAATACTAGCCCATTCGGGGAAATCATCTGAGAACCCGCGATTGTAGAATTCTGAGAAATAGTTCATCTTACCCCGAGGAGTTGAGATGAACAATGCCTTTGAATCTTCGTGGTCGAGAGTAGGCCGTAGGGCTACGTTAAATGCATCTCGACCGTCCGTTAATGCAGCTTCATCGAAAATTATGAGCCTATACGATCGTCCCACCGAACTATCAACCTGGTTAATCGATCCCATGCGAATATTCGACCCGTTCGAAAGAGTTATAATCTTATCCTTCGTGTTATCTTTCGTAACTTCTAGATCAAAGTGTTTTATGAGGCCCCGTTGAAGGTCAAAGGATATTTGCGATAACGAGTAGTTCGGAGACATGATTAAAACTTCCATGTTCGGTACTAGGGCTACCAGTTGTCCGATGATGTTAGCAATATAAGTTTTTCCTTGTCGACGTGACAAAGCTCCACAAATAAATCGATATTTCGGATTGTTGATTGCGTTGATGAGAGCTATTTGAGAAGGAAGTGGCGAGATGCCTAGCTCGTTTAGGTAGCCTGCAACCGGAACCTTAAGAAAGCGTTCCGATGCGGAGTAGTCTACGATTTCAGTTGTTATTATATCTTTTCTTGATACTTGCATACCTTCCTTACCATTTTACTTTGTTCGCCCAATAAGCCGCTGACATCTTACCCTTGGCGATATTCTTAGCGTGACGAGCCTTGAAAGAACGTCGTCGAGCTTTTTGAGTAGCAGACTCACCTTTCTTGGGTTTACCCGCCGTTGTGACTCCTTGCTGTCCGAATCGGATAGTCTTAGTTTTACTTCCGACTTTCGCAACTACAATGTGAGACTTCTTCTTGTGCTTGGGTGTGCGCTTAGGCTTATTATAGCCTGATACTCCGGCACGCTTTAATTTACTAGACTTCTTTTTCTTCTTCTTTCGTTTATATGCCATGAAAGATCTCCTTTAGAACGACAACTCCACGTTAATGAACGAAGGAGCGCTTGGCGCGGCTAGTGTAGGGGTTACACACGCAACGCTAGAAGGGGCAGATTCTAAACCGTTAAATGCAACGGCAGTAAAGCAAATAGGCAAGCCAGCCGTAACGGGGTAGCTAGCAGTTAACGACGTTGTGGACGAAGTGCCTACAAGGTTACGAATGTCTTCAAAGACTTCGTAAACACGATACTCTGTTACGGGTGCACAGATACCGGGGCCGTCGCAGCTTGAGACAGAGTCCCAGGTGAAGTTAAACTCTACTGCGTGAGCAGAAGAGGCTAGGAGCAATAAAGGTAGTAGTTTATACATTTTTAAGTAGTTTCTCCATTAGCTTACCGTAGTTACCTTCCGCCCCATTAAACTGTACATTGGTTTGGTTGTTAATCTCGGTGGTTTTCTCCAGAGAGGCTAGAGCTTTTATCTCCTCCATTCTCATCTTGTGGGCCATTTGCATCAGGTCGGCTAGATCTTTTGAAGTATAGATGCCCGTTTCTTGGGCTTCTTCGAGTTTGCTAGCGATCATTTCATCCATGACAGTAGCGATATTGTTTCGGTTACGATAGCCCATATCTAGATATACAGTATCGATGTAGCGTTTTACTGAGGCGCTAGCGAGTTGTTGTGTGATCTCATGTTCGGGGATTGAGAGTTCTTGCGACACAGCACGAATATTACCGTATTGTAGGTAAGCATTGGCTACATCCAACCCTTCTGGAGATATGGCTACTATTTCTTTTGTCATGAGAAAAATTATACCAGGCTTTAGGAAGTTTGTCAAGGACTTTTTTTGTCTTGGGTAGGTTTTTAAAAAATTTTTTTGGTTTGGGGGAAGGGGGGCGGTGCCTTCGCAGTCTGTACAAGTTTAGCGCTTTACTG